CGTTAGTCGGAAATGAAGACACATATGAAGCATCTTACGATAACTCGGCAGGAGTTGCCACAGTTGGTCGTTGGATAGCAAAATATGCAGGCGCATTAGGAAACTCTTTAAAGGTCTCAGTTTGTGCCTCATCAGATGCTTATTATAACGATAACGTAACAACAACTTCTGCTGCAGAAGCAAAAGGACAGACATTAATATCTGTCACAGATGCAGATGTTTTTACAATTCGTGATATCATTAGATTCGCAGGACACAATACAGAATATAGAGTCACAGCTTCGGACAACACATCAGGCGCAGAAACAGTAACAGTAGAAGCATTAGCTCAACCAGCAGGAACGGGACTAACAGTTGCGGTAGCAAACGCAGTTCAGATTAGTCGATACTGGGAGTTTTACAATCAATTTGATAAAGCGCCCGGCAAGTCAGGAACAGCAAGTGCAGTCACAGGTTCATCCGATGACGAAATCCACGTAGTGGTTGCGGATGAAGATGGAACAATAACAGGAACACAAAACGAAGTCTTAGAACGATATGCATTTGTTTCACTTGCATCAGACGGTAAAGACTCACAAGGTGCCTCTAATTACTATGCTAATGTAATTCAAAGAAGTTCAGAATGGGTATATCACGGTGGACAATCCACAGCAATATACGCAAGTGCAAGTGACAGCAGAACTCATGCGGGTTCAGTTGCAACTGCATTTACAAGACCTTCTTCACCAGTCACAGATTCATTAACTGCTGGAGCAGACGGTAGATTACCTACAGCTGCTCAAAAATATACTGCGTGGACAGACAAGTTTGGAGACGGTGAAACATCCGATATCTCCTTTATAGTTGTCGGTTCAACACAGACAGATAACGGATCAGGAGTAGCACAAGATATTCTTGCAGATCACAACACAATCGTTAATCAAGCAATCCAAGTAGCAGATGGTAGAAAGGATTGTATGGCGATTGCATCACCTAGACGTGTATCAGTAGTAGGTGTCACATCTGAATCAACACAATCAACTAATGTAATTGCGGATTACGCTTCAATAACATCTAGTTCTTATGGTGTGTTAGACTCAGGTTGGGTTTACCAATATGACAGATACAATGACAGATATGTTTGGGTGCCGGGCAATGGACACACCGCAGGTATTATGGCTAGAGCCGACCTTCTTAGAGACCCTTGGTGGTCACCAGCAGGTTTCTCTAGAGGTCAATACATGGGTATAACAAAACTTGCATTTAATCCCGGCCAATCTTCAAGAGATGACCTTTATAGTGCAAGAATTAACCCAGTTGTAACATTTGCGGGACAAGGAACATTACTATACGGTGATAAAACAGCACAGACAACACCATCTGCATTCGACAGAATCAATGTTAGAAGGTTGTTCATCGTATTAGAGAAAGCAATAGCAACTGCTGCTAAAGCACAACTCTTTGAATTCAATGATGCATTCACAAGAGCTCAGTTTAGAGCAATGGTAGAACCTTTCTTAAGGGATGTTAAGAATAGAAGAGGGTTAGTAGATTTCTCAGTATTATGTGATGAAACAAACAACACTGATACTGTGATTGATAGAAATGAATTTGTATGTTCGATTTTTGTCAAACCTGCTAGAAGTATTAACTTTATAACATTGAACTTCGTGGCTGCAAGGTCAGGAGTAGAGTTCAGTGAAATTTACGGAGCAGTGTAAGGAGAATTAAATGGCAACTATAGACGAATTTAAAGCACAACTGATCGATGGAGGCCCTCGAGCCAACCGATTTAAAGTCTTCTTACCAAGAGCAGGGAATAATATAGAATTCCTTTGTAAAGGAGCAAGTATTCCTTCTGCAGTCATAGGGGAAGTTCCAGTCAACTTTAGAGGTTCAATCCTTAAGTTAGCTGGAGACAGAACATTTGAGAACTGGTCAGTGACCATTATCAATGACGCAGACTTCTCAGCAAGAGCTGGATTAGAAGCTTGGCAGACTGATATCCAAGCAATGGATAGTGGGACAGGTATGTCAACAACTGATTACTTACTCTCAAGAGCCTTTGTGGAACAATTAGGTAAAGACGACTCGACTCTAGCGAGATACGAGTTCTTTAACATGTTCCCACTGAATATCGGAAATATCGAATTAAGCTACGAAACAGTAGATGCATTAGAAGAATTCACAGTGGAGTTTTCATACTCTCACTGGGAAAGAACAGTTTAAAAAGTGAATTATACTCCGCTGGGAGTATATAAATAACAGTATGGATATATTCGGGTTCGAAATATCTCGGAAAAAAGCCGAGTTAAGGAATACAGAGGTAACGAAAGCAGTTTCGTTCGTTCCTCCAGTTGATGATGACGGAACCCCAGTCATTCAACAACAGACAGGTTTCGTAGGTGGCGGAGCATATGGT